TGCGTAAGCAAAGAACAGCAGATTATTTTAACAAAAAGCATGGATTAGCCATAGAAGATTTTGATGTAGCTGATGCATTCGGCATCGCTTATTACGCTAGAGAGGTTCTCACAAATAAATGACACAGGCCTGGAATAATAGAAGCGAACAAGAAAATTTTGTTTTAAACTTGCTTGAAAATAAAAAAGGTGGTTATTATGTTGAGCTGGGAGCTTTTCATTCAAAAAATGGAAGTAATACAAATACCTTAGAGAATGAGTTTGATTGGAAAGGAGTATCCTTTGAAATAAAAGAAGAGTTGAGAAAAGAATTTAACGATAATAGATCTAACCCATGCATGGGTGACGCATTAGATTTCAACTACATTTCTTATTTTGAAGAAAATAATTTTCCAAAGCAAATAGATTACTTGCAAGTTGATATAGATGCTGGATATAAGAAAAACGGCAGACCAGATGGAAGCGCTTATACAAGCTTACATGGCTTGTTGGCAGTACCATTAAATTCATATAGGTTCACAACTATTACATTTGAGCATGATGCAAACATGTATTGGAGAAATGATGTAATGAGGGATGTTCAGAGAGAGATACTTGACTCTCTTGGTTACTCTTTAGTTGTTAGAACTGAATCAGAAGATTGGTGGGTGGACCCAAAGGTGATTGGTTTAGAAGAGTATAGAAAGTATTTTAGATGGGATCATCTGTGAAAATGTATAAAAATAAAGATTGGCTTCATAGGAGATACATTGTTCAAAGAAAGAGCATGGAAGAAATTGCACATGAGTGTGGCGTAACAGTTATGACCATATATAGAGCATTAAAGGAAAAGGGTTTAATAAAATGACTCCTGCACCAGTTTTTCAAGATTCTAAAGAATTTAAATATGATGATTTATATTTGCTTACAGTAGGGACAGAGGCTGGAAAAGAGATCCTATCTACCTGCCTTGATATTGCTCATATGCTTATAAAGAAAAATATTTCATATGGAAACTCTGCATTAGACCCAGTTCGTATATTTTCTAAGGCGGGTCCAAGAGAGCAGTTGTACGTAAGAATCGATGATAAATTAAATAGACTAATCAAGGGTGAAGAATATCCAGGGGATAATGATATTGATGACCTTATTGGCTATCTAATATTATTAAAGGTTGCTAAGGAATTTGCTATTTCAGTCGACTAGAAGTATAATGTATTTATATGGAAATTGAACTAGCTGATCATTTTGATCGCATGAATAAGGTAGTTGAAGAGCTACTTAGGGGAAACAACCCCACACAGATTGCTACCCTGACTGGCCTTAAGAGGGCAGAAGTTATTGAGTTGATAGATGAGTGGAAGAATGTTGTCCACAACGACACATCAGCCCGTGAACGTGCTAAGGAGGCCATCTCTGGAGCCGATCAACACTATGCAATGCTTATAAAAGAAGCATGGAAAACGGTTGAAGATGCCGATCAAGCAGGTCAACTTAGCGTTAAGTCTGGTGCTCTAAAGCTAATTGCTGATATAGAAGGCAAAAGAATTGGCATGCTTCAGGAAGTTGGTCTGCTAGATAACGCCGAAATGGCAGGACAAATAGCGGAGGCGGAAAGAAAGCAGGAAGTTCTTGTCAAAATTCTTAAAGAAGTTACTGCTACATGTCCTAAATGTAAGATGGAAGTCGCTAAGCGTTTATCGCAAATTACTGGAATTGTTGAGCCAATAGAGATTATTGAGGAAGTCAGTGGAATTTAATTTTGATGACCTCATAGATATACTTGACGGAGAAGAGTTTGAAGAAAGGCCTGTCGATTTAAGAACGTTTGTAACAGACAAGAACTATCTAGGTCTTCCTGAGTTATCTGAAAATCAATACACACTTATAGAAAAATCTTCTCAGATATACAAAGAGTCAACTCTAATAAAACTTTTCGGAGAAAAAGAAGGATCATTAAGATACAAGCAAACATGTAATGAAGTTGTTGCTCAATTAGGTAAGGGAAGCGGAAAGGATTACTGCTCAACTATATCTGTTGCCTATATAGTATATTTACTATTATGCCTTAAAGACCCAGCATCTTATTATGGCAAACCTCCAGGTGACTCTATTGATATTATTAACATTGCTATTAACGCTCAGCAGGCAAACAACGTATTCTTTAAGGGTTTTAAAAATAGAGTAACCCATTCCCCCTGGTTCATAGGGAAGTACTTTGAAAAAGCTTCAGAAATAAAGTTTGACAAGAATGTTACTGTTTATTCTGGGCACTCAGAAAGAGAAGCGTTTGAGGGCTATAACGTGTTGGTTGCAGTACTTGATGAAATTTCTGGTTTTGCCTTGGATAGCACAAGTGGTCACGATCAGGCTAAGACAGCAAGCGGAATATATGATATGTACAGGGCATCTGTAGACTCTCGTTTTCCAGATTACGGAAAAGTAATTCTTCTTTCGTTTCCCAGATTTAAGAATGATTATATACAGCAACGATATGATAATATTATTTCTGAAAAAGAAACCATAGCCAGATCTCATAAGTTTAAATTAGATCCAGAATTGCCAGATAATACTGTAGGAAACGAGTTTGAAATATTCTGGGATGAAGATCAAATTGTTTCATATAAATATCCTAGAGTTTATGCAATTCGTAGACCTACTTGGGAAGTAAATCCAACTAGAGGCATTGAGGACTTTAAGATTGCTTTTTACCGAGATGTCACAGATGCACTAGGAAGATTTGCATGCATGCCACCAGAAGCAATTGATGCTTTTTTTAAATCACGTGAAAAAATTGAGATGGCGTTTAATGATCTATCAATAGCTGTTGACGGATTCGGTAGGTTTGAAGATTGGTTTATTCCTCAAGACGATAAAGAGTATTTTATACATGTAGACTTAGCTCAAAAGCATGACCATTGCGCTGTTTCAATGGCGCATGTTGAAAAGTGGGTTAGTGTAAAAGTAACAGACACATACTCTCAACCAGCTCCAATTGTAAAAGTTGATGCTGTTATGTATTGGACTCCAACATCAGATAAGTCTGTAGACTTTACTGAAGTTAGAGATTATATTCTTTCTCTTAGGTCTAGAGGATTTAACATTAAGTTATGCACATTTGATAGATGGAACTCCCACGACATGATGCAGCAGTTGAGACAGTATGGAATAAGTACAGAAACTTTATCTGTGGCTAAAAAACACTATGATGATATGGCTATGGTCGTAATGGAAGAAAGATTAAATGGTCCACACATACCGCTTTTAGTTGATGAACTACTAGAGTTGAGAATTATGAGAGATAAAGTGGATCACCCAAGAAAGGGGTCTAAAGACTTAGCTGACGCTGTATGTGGATCAATATATAACTCTATTAGCATGACTAGGACAGCATTTGGAGATATCGAAGTGCATGATTATTCATCTGTAAGAAAAAGTTATAGAGAATCAATGTCTGCAGAATCACCTAATTTAATTAAAGCGCCATCAGCGATGCCAAAAGATCTTTCTGATGCACTAAGTGGAATGGAAATAGTATGAGTATATATCAAGAAAAAGCTAAGGAATGTAAGTGCTGCAGTAAGCATGTGCCTCTTCCTACAAGATTAAAGGAATATGAAGGAGTAATGGTTTGCCCAACCACATTTGACAACATACACGAATACAAAAGAGTTTGGTCTGATATTGGCATGAGGCCGCCAGGAAGCATAAGAAAACATTTTTCTGAGTATGTTCAGCAAATAGTTGAGCAGTCTATTGACAAAAACAATAATAAAATACTATAATTCAACTAGGCAACAATAGCTTAGTTGGTTAAAGCCCCGAACTCATAATTCGGTAATCGTAGGTTCAAGTCCTACTTGTTGCACAAGGAGGTAACATGTTTGATGAGTTTGAAGAAGAAGAAGAAATCATGAACAAGATTCAGCATTATATTGAAATAGGTGCAATAAGAATTGCTGGATTCACAGAAGATGGCGAAGCTATCTTTGAATTAAATGAAAACGTTACTGCAGAATTAGCACCAGATTTGTGGCAGGCTCATGAGGATTATGTAGAATCAGAACTGATAGATCTTGTGAACAATGACCTTATGCAAGTTGAGTATGATGAGCAACTTCGGGCAACATATAATTTTACAGAAGAAGGATATAAAATAGCAAAAAGCAAAGGTATAATTCCAATACAAGACATTGAAGAACTGGGAGATATAGATTTTCGTGGGTATTAAAATCAAGTATTACGTCTATATTATTTTTAAAAAAATTAAGTTAGTTTTTGTAAAAAATAAAAATAAAGGCAAGTTTATATACTAATGATTATATTGGGTATAAACGAAACGTCACACGATGCATCTGTGTCTTTAATTAAAGACGGAGAGGTTTTATTTGCTGGTCATGCAGAAAGGTATAGCAAAAAGAAAAACGACTGGTATAACAATAAAGAAATTATTTCAGATGCATTGAATTATGGAACACCAGATGCAATTGCATATTATGAAAAACCCCTGCTTAAAAAGTCTAGAATTATGATGCATGGTGGAGTCAGCGATTGGAAGCCAAAGTTTCCCATAAATGTTCCAGTACATTATTTTAAGCATCACCGCTCTCATGCAGCAGCAGGCTACTACACAAGTGCATTTGATGATGCCTGCATTGTAGTTCTTGATGCTATTGGTGAATTTAATACTTCAACAGTTTGGGTTGGTGAAGAAGAAAATATTAAGCTTAAGTATAAGCAAAACTATCCAATCAGTTTTGGATTATTTTATTCTGCATTTACACAATTGATTGGGCTTATGCCAAACCAAGAAGAATATATTATGATGGGAATGGCAGGATACGGAGACTGGAAAAAGTACTACAAAAAAGTAGATGAGTATTTCCCATCTTATGACAAACAGAAATATAATTTTCATAAGGGAATCACTGACTGGGGGTTTGTTTCAGAACAAGATAAGTTTGATATAGCAGCAGCAGTGCAAATGGTATATGAGCAAAGGCTGAATCAGTTTATGCGTATGGCAAGATCACTGACTGGTAAAAATAATTTAGTCTTTATGGGGGGTTGTGCTCTAAACTCTTCAGCAAATACTTTGCTTTGGAATATATTCGATATGATTTGGATAATGCCAAATCCAGGAGATGCTGGTAGTTCATTAGGTGCTGCAGCAGCTTTGTATGGAAAGCATATAGATTGGAATGGACCATATCTCGGTCATGATTTAGGCGGAGATTATCCAATTCAGCAAATAGTAGATGGCATATTGAAAGATGGAATAGTAGCAGTAGCATCAGGAAGGGCGGAATATGGCCCAAGAGCACTAGGAAACAGAAGCATATTGGCAGATCCAAGAGATCCAAGCATAAAAGATAAAGTTAATCTTATTAAGCAAAGGGAACTCTTTAGGCCGTTTGCACCTGTAGTAATGGCTGAACATGCTCACAAATGGTTTGATATGGATTTTGAAAGCCCATACATGCAATATACAGTGAAATGTATACAGCCAGAAAAAATTCCTTCTGTAGTTCATGTTGATGGCACATCAAGAGTTCAAACTGTTACAAAAGATCAGCATCCTGGTCTGTATAGAGTTTTAAATAAATTCTATTTGGAAACTGGAGTTCCATTATTATTAAATACAAGTTTAAATATTAAGGGCCAGCCACTGATTAACGACATGAAAGATGTCCTTGACTGGCAGGCACATTACGGATATAATATACTAACAGGAATTAAACCTCTGTAGCTCAGAGGAAGAGCAACAGACTTCTAATCTGTTGGTCGCTGGTTCGATTCCAGCCAGGGGTACCACAACAAGTATCGCTTATAAATAAGGAGAAAAAATGAAAACAGTAGGAGATAGACTAGGTAACTTTGCGGTTACTGGAGTTAAGCCAGGGGCTTTGTCGTACGATGAATCTTCTTTTGAGATAGTTAATCAAGATTCTTTCCCAGGAAAATGGAAGATTATTGTATTTTATCCAAAAGATTTCACATTTGTATGCCCAACGGAAATTGTTGCGTATGACGCTTTAGTTAATGACTTTAACGATAGAGATGCAGTTTTAATGACTGGTTCAGTTGACAATGAGTTCTGCAAGATTGCATGGAGAAATGCTCATGACGACCTAAAGAAAACAAACTCCTGGTCATTTGCAGATACCGCACACCAACTAGCAACCGACCTTGGTGTTCACCACTCTTCTGGAGTAACTTATCGTGCCACCTTTATTGTTGATCCAGACAATATTATTCAGCATGCAACAGTAAACAATTTGGATGTTGGAAGAAACCCAGACGAGACATTGCGTATTTTAGATGCACTTCAAACAGGAGAGTTATGCGCCTGCAATAGATCTTTGGGCGGTGAAACGCTGTAATGAATTGGGTTGATCAGCTTAAAGATTCTCTTCCAGAATATGCTAAAGATATAAAGCTAAATCTAGATGCAGTAATTAATAGGTCAACAATTGACCCAGAGCATGCCACGTATTTATCAATTGCTGCAGCTTTTGCAACTGGAAATTCTAAGTTGCTTGCATTTATTACTGCAAGCGCTACGGATGAAGTTGAAAAAAATGCAGCCTTAACGGCTGGTGCTATTATGGCTCAAAACAACGTATGGTATCCATTTATTGAAATGGCAGATGATCAAAACCTTAAGGGGTTGCCAGCCCAGCTAAGAATGAATGCAATCACCTCTCACGGTGGAACAACGAAGGGTAGGTTTGAAGCTTACTCTTTAGCATCATCAATTATTGGCAAATGTCATTTTTGTGTTAAAGCACACTATGAAACATTGAAAGAGGAAGGCTATACGGTTGAGCAGTTGCGTGATATCGGAAGAATTGCAGCAACAATTAATGCATTAGCAAAAATTCTTTCGGCTTAATGCAAGTCCTTGGCATGACTTAAAACTACCAACTTTGCCCTATAGCTCAGTTGGTAGAGCGTCGAACTGTTAATTCGGATGTCCCTGGATCGAGGCC